GGGATCAAGAAGGGAATAAAAAGTGACGGCTTACTTCATGCTAATTTTAATCAATGTATTACTTCTACTGGTCGTTTAAGTAGTAGTAATCCTAATCTACAGAATATGCCTAAAGGTAGATTGTTTCCAGTTCGCAAGGCATTTGTAAGTAGATTTGAAGGAGGTACACTTGTCGAAATTGATTACAGTCAACTTGAGTTTAGGGTTGCAGGAATACTCGCAACTGATGAAACAGTTAAACGAGAAGTCGAATCTGGCTTTGACGTTCACGCCTACACTGCCAAAGTCCTCTCCGACAATGGAGAAGTTACTGACAGAGGAGCAGCAAAAGCTTCCACCTTCCGTCCATTGTACGGTGGAACTCAAGGGACTCCTGCTCAACAAATTTACTTCAAAGAGTTCTTCGGAAAGTATCAAGGGATCTTTAAGTGGCATGACAAACTTCAGAATGAAGCCATAGCAACCAAATTAGTTACAACTGCTACAGGTAGACAGTTTAGTTTCCCCGACTGCCAAAGAAACAGATCAGGTAATGCTAACTTCAAGACTCAGATAGTAAACTATCCTGTTCAGTCTGTAGCTACAGCAGAGATCGTACCATTAGGTGTGATATTATTATTCAACAAACTAAAAGAGAAAGGATTACAAAGTGTAGTCATTAACACGGTACATGATAGTGTCTTGATTGATACCCATCCAGATGAGATAGATATAGTTAAGGATATAGGCCCACAGTGTTTATTAGATGCACAAGAGGAAGCAAAGAAACGCTTTGGACTACCTGATTACATTCCTCTTGAGGTAGAAATGTCTCATGGAAATAATTGGATGGAGCAACAAGATTTTAATTGACAAAATAATAAAATTATGTTATAAGCATTTTTCATTTAATGATTGGAGTTTTACATGAATGGATTAATTAAGATTGATGAAAATACTACTGACTTTTCCATGTTATACACTGTCCCAATGGATAGTGGTCCTAACTTGGCAAGGGCCAGGATTAATAAAGATAATACCACAGAGCATAATGGGGAAATGGTAGAGGGTATTCCTGCACCATCAATAGCATTGAATCACCCTGACTATGGTGATGTTTTTGCTAAAGATACCTACTTCAGGATCTTTGCAGAGACTATGCAAACTTCTGTATACGATCCAGACTCTCAGAAGTTCTCTAATATATCTCAACACTTTAGAAGTTTTAAACATAAAGCGTTAGATTGGTATGGAGGAGATAAATGTGGTTGGGTAAGCAATGCAGATAGAGAAAAGCTACGTGCAGCTGATCCTATTGCCTACGCTACTGCATCTAAAGCTAAGTTAAGTAGAAACCTATTCGGTTTGATACGTATGGAAAAACCTATTGCTGCCTCTGGTGAAAAGGTAGAGATTGATGAGGTTCCATTCAGGATCAAGCTAGGACCATCTAACTTTTATTCGATAGGTCAATTAATTCCTATGCTTAAAAAACAGTACCAGATGGAGCCATTCAATTGTGACATAAAAGTAAGTTACGAAATGAAGAAGGCAGGTTCTAATAAGTACTTTGTATTAAAGTATACTCCTATGGTTGGTGATCGTAAGTCACTTAACGATGTTACAAGAGGTTATATACAAGACTTTGCTGATCTTATCGTTATGGAGAACGAACAAGTAGCCGATAAGATGAGAGAAAATATGGTTCCTGGTCAGGTAAAAACTGATTTGGATGTAGGTGAAACCATTGACGATGAGATTCCATTCTAGGATGGATCTCCAAACAACTATTGATTCTTACCTAGCAGGTGATCCTAAGATTCCAGATGACATAGTGTTTCGTGCTAGTCAGATGTTTAATAGTAAGCTAGGTAAGTTCAACTTCAGGAGAAAGGGGGGAGCTAAACTTCCCTCCATGTCTCAGGTAGGTAAACCATTCTGTCAATTACACGCTGAGAAGCTTGGTTGGCCTAAAGCTCCTGAGTCAAATTCTTTTCGTATAAAAATGTTATACGGTGATATGACTGAAGTTATTGCTGTTGCTATCCTACTGGCTGCAGGAGTAGAAATAGTAGACTTAAACAAAAGAGTAGGATATAAGACTCCTGATGGAGATTACATTAATGGAGAGTTAGACTTAGTTATCAGAGATGGTAACGGTTTCTCTTTGTGGGATATTAAAAGTGCATCGAGGTTTGCCTTTGAAAAGAAGTTCGCTTCTTATGAGGCATTGAAACAAAATGATGACTTTGGTTACTGCTCACAGTTGTTTGGTTACACTAAAGCTGAACGAGAAGAGACTCCAGAGATAAAGGCAGGTGGTTGGATAGCAATCAACAAAGAAACAGGTGACATGAAGATAGTTCAAGCTGATCCTGATGATGAAGAAAGCTATACTAACAAGATAGAAGATACGATAACTCGTTATAAAGAAGCTACGGAAGACAACTTTGTACGTGGATTTACTGATGAGGAAGAGTTCTTTTATCGTAAACCAACAGGTAATAGAAAGTTAGGTATGACTTGTTCTTATTGTAGCTTTCGATATACTTGTTGGCCTGATCTAAAGTATGAACGAAACCCTAAATCAAAGTCAGCAAATGCCTACCACCACTACACGGTCTTCAAATAGAATAAGTGTAGCGTCTGCTAAAGCTAAAGGACGCAAACTTCAACAGTGGGTACGTAATTACCTTCAACAACATCTTAAAGGTGTTGAGGATGATGATGTTACGTCAACTCCTGGTGGAGTTAATGGACCTGATATAGGTCTTAGTCCTTTGGCACGTAGATTGTTTCCTTGGACAGTTGAATGCAAAGCAAGATCATCCTTTGCTGTATATGCTGCCTTAGAACAAGCAGAGACTAATATGATGAAAGCTACAAAACCAGTAGCAATATTAAAAGGTGATCGAAAACGTCCGTTAGCACTAATGTATGCTGATGATTTTATGGAGTTGACAGTATGTCCGACAAAGAAGAAGAAATAGTACATGAGGTAATGTTACCTGATAATACTTATAGTGTATTTTGCACTTACGATCCTGAAAGAAATGAACTTCAAATATATGATGGATCATTTAATTGTTCAGGTATGATGGAAGAGATAGGTATTACGATGAGAACAATGCTTGAAAATGTAGTTATTGAAGCACAGACTAGGTTAAAAGATGTAAATGTACAACCATTACAAAAGATAGAAAAAGTAAATGGTAATGTTGTTTATGCAAACTTTAATAAAAAGGTACACTAATGATTCCAAGAGAAGTGATACTAAAAAAAGCAAGTGAACTTATTACAGGAGATAGAGATAAGGAGTACGGAGATGCATTTACTAACTTCAATGATATAGCGCAAGGATGGAGCCTTATATTAAAAAAGCACGTAACCAGAGAAGATGTAGCATTATGTATGGCATGGGTTAAAATGGCAAGATTAGCTAAGAACCCTACTCATCAGGATAGTTGGGTTGATATAGCAGGTTATGCAGGTTTAGGGGGAGAGATAGGATCAATGGATGCCGTAACTAAATTAGAAACTGCCAGACAACAAGATGTTTTAGCTAAAGTTGAAGCCGAAGTTGATTGGCAAGTGTGATATAGCATGGTAGTATCTATTTATATAAACGCCCAGATAGATAGTGATGCCTGTTGGGTTCCTGTTGATGGTAAGGCAGGATTAGAAGAAGACATGAAGGAGTTAATATCATCTGCTGTTTCAGATGCTCTGGAAGGTATAGTCATAGATAATATAAAGGTAGTAGTAAACGATGTCATTTAAATCAAACATGAATCCAATGTTCAGATCTAAATTCTCTGAAGATATATTTAACTTAAAGTATGCCCATACTGGTTGCGATACGTGGGAGCAGTTATCAAGAGTACTTGTAGAAGATGTATGTGGTAACTTACGTGCAGGTGAAGAAGCTCTGATGCGTAAAGAAGAGCGTAAAGAACTACAGAAGTATATAACAGATCTCAAGTTTGTTCCTGGTGGTAGATATATTTACTATGCAGGAAGGGATAGAAGATTCTATAATAACTGTTTTCTATTATCTGCTGAAGAAGATACGAGAGAAGATTGGGCCAACCTTAGTTGGAAAGCAGAATCATGTTTGATGACTGGTGGTGGTATTGGAGTTGACTACTCTGTATATCGTGAGTCAGGAAGATCTCTAGGTGGATCTGGTGGACTAGCATCTGGTCCTATTCCTAAGATGCAGATGATCAACTCTATAGGTGCTAATGTAATGCAGGGAGGATCACGTAGATCTGCCATGTATGCGTCACTTAACTGGAAGCACAATGATATACCTTACTTCTTAATAGCAAAAAACTGGAATGATATGCCTGTAGGTAATACAGGATTTACATTCAAAGATATTAAAGAGCAGGACTTTAACTTCCGCGCACCATTAGATATGACTAACATCAGTGTTAATTATGATACTGAATGGTTAATGAACTACTGGAAGACAGGTGATGTTGGTGAAGTGTTTTTGAAGAATGTTGAACAGGCGTTAACTTCTGCTGAACCAGGATTTAGCTTTAACTTCATGGATAATGAAAAGGATACCCTGAGAAATGCTTGTACAGAAGTTACTTCTGCTGATGATAGTGATGTTTGTAATCTTGGGAGCATTAACCTTGGACGCATTGATTCACTTCAAGAGCTTGCTAGAGTGGTTGAACTGGGTACTAAATTCTTAATATGTGGTACGCTAAGAGCAGAACTACCTTATGCTAAAGTACATCAGGTTAGAGCAAAGAACAGAAGACTAGGTTTAGGTCTTATGGGAATGCATGAATGGTTAGTTAAACGAGGAGAGAAGTATGAAGTTACCCCAGAACTACACAAGTGGTTGTCAATCTATAAAGGTGTCAGTGATAACATCTCTAAGGAATTTGCTGACGAGTTATCCATATCAAGACCAGTTGCGAATCGCGCTATCGCTCCTACTGGTAGTATTTCTATACTCGCTGGTAGCTCCAGTGGAATAGAGCCTATCTTTGCTGTAGCATATAAGCGTAGATACTTAACAGGTGGTACTAAGTGGAAGTATCAATACGTTGTAGACTCTGCAGCACAAGAATTAATTGATATGTATGATGCTGATCCTGAAAAGATAGAATCTGCACTAGACTTAGCAGATGATTATGAAAGAAGGATTAAGTTTCAGGCAGATGTACAGGATTATGTAGATATGTCTATTAGTTCTACTATTAATCTACCTGCTTGGGGATCTAAATTTAATAATGAGGATACTGTAAGTGATTTTGCTAATACATTAGCATCATATGCACATAGATTACGTGGATTTACAGTGTATCCAGATGGTTGCCGTGGTGGTCAACCTCTTTCTGTAGTACCTTACAGTGAGGCAGTAGATAAGTTAGGAACAGAGTTTGAAGAAGCAGTTGAGACACATGATATCTGTGAAATTACCAACTCAGGAGGGGTTTGTGGCGTATAAAAGAAGATATCCTTTCCCTATGAGGGATATTCTAGAACAGGGTAGAAACGGATTTAGGAGGAACAAAAACAATCCGTTTCCTCCTACTTCTGATAGAGCAAGAGAATGGCAACGAGGCTACAATAAGGAGTACTATAGATGCCTGAATCAGTCCAAACACTTGTAGGAAAACAAGGAGAGTTTCTAGTACTTGCAAACTTAGCTAGTATGGGTTTACCAGCATATCATGTAGACGCAGCAGACACTGATGTAATTTGTGTTTCTTCTTTTGAAAGACCAATTAGAATACAAGTTAAATCTATGGTATCCGAAGTAGGTAGAACTTTTTTAATAAGAAAAGAATACTACGATCATACTGCGGATATAAAACGTCAAAAGAAAACTTATACAGATAAAGACTTTGAAATACTAGCGTGTGTTGTTTTAGATACCCAGGAAATGTTTTATTTAAATATGAAAGCTGTTAGAGAATTATCTAGTGATAGATCTGGTTCAATAACACTTAGAAAGCTACGTTTATTTACTT